TTTTCTCCTTCACCCATCAAATACCCTAAAACTTTAATAGTAATTTCCGTCGTAAACATGCGCATATCTTCGCCGAGATTGCTAATGTTATTGCTCTGAGCAAAGCTTTGATCAATGAATGCCTCATATAGATGACCATTGCGCCGCATTACAAACGAATTAATTTGGCCAGTTCGTGCGATAAAGGGAGCTACTAAATCATTCATCTGTTGTTGGTATTCGGTTTTAAGTACAATCTTGTAATCAATATTAATGTATACTGGGATGGGTACCGATAAGGTTTGGATAACGATTTTGTGGTTTTTTCTCGGATAAAAAAGCTGTCTTTTGGATTCAGGAGGATCAGAACGCTGGCGCTGCCGAACTCCGCTAGCTATAGCAAAATTCCGAGTTTTATCTGGAACAATGCGCTTTGCAATAATAAACCTTCCTGATCTGCCGTTTTTGTTTTTAGAATAATAATGTGCTTGAAAGGAGCCTTTTTTCTGGGGATCTTTCACAACCGCGGTGCGTTCTACACTAATGAGGGGAAGCTTTAAAGCGCCGGCGTCATCTCTTAAATCTTTTTTGTGCTTAATCTGATACGCTCTTTCGGGTGCCTGCCAGAGCACAGGAGTGGTTACAAAGCCTTCATTGGTACGGGTTCCCAATTTCAAATCTTCTTTTACCCACGACACCAGGGAATAATCAATATTCTCTAGAGTAGAGGCCAACATTCCGATCTCTTTAAGACCTACGGCGCGTTCAGTACCTACGGGCAACATCGCAAAATCAAAATTATCAGGTAGCATCGAATAGTCCCTTTCTGGCTCTCTTACAAGTAGCCGTAATTTCAAAGCTGTGCTCTACTTGGCCAAAAAGCTTCTTCGGCTCCGACAGCTTTACGATTTCATAGAAAAAATCGCCATATAGTACAAAATCCCCTTCACGGACATACAAATCCTGATCTTCGGTAAGCCTTCTACGCTGGAAGTGGACCACAATTTCCCAGGACTTGTCAATTCCCATATTTTCCATATATTCAGTAACATAGTCGGTAAACTCTACCAGTGCATATACACGGACTGGGGGCAAATAGGTTTTTTCAGGAGCTTCGCCATATAATTCATGAAAATTGGTAGTTTCTAGATCAATGGGATAATATAAGATTTGCTGGCCAATGACTTTTTCAATTAACTCATCATTAACCTGTTTTACTAGATCTCGCTCTTTTTTCCCTAAGAAAAGAGGCGGGGGTGGTGCGGGCGGTCTTTTCCATTCATTATCAGACATGGGTTATCCCACAAATATGGGCAACGGGGAGAAGAACATTGTCTCGGACGCGGCCTTGGCACGTTCCGAATCATCCTTCGTGAGTTGCACATACTCCATTTCTTTAAGAAGCTCTCTGAGCTTGTCTTTGAGGGCCGCTTGCTCTTCTTTGGCTTGGGCCAGCAATTCTGAATGGTTTAGAGTCACGCTCCCGCCCGGAATAGGCATTGTCGTGAATTTGCCGCGGATTTGACCCAACATCTCCTTGCAGAGAGCTAACGCATACTTGCGAATCCACTGCTTTCCAATGGCATTGATGTTTTCGTAAGGAATATTGCCGAATGGAAGGGTATTGACATTATTGATCCCATCTGCACTTCCCGAGGCGCCACTCCGACCTTCCCAGGGACTATCTTCTACATAAAACTGCACCCAAATGCGATCCATCTCTCCCAGGCCCCAATAGCTCGGTGTGGGGAACAATCGTAATCTGCCGTCAATCAATTCATAAGAATAATTGGAAGTTCGAGTCCGGATGGAATCCTCGTACATGATAGCCTGTAATTTGTTCTGCCATGTAGGAATAATCTCAAATGTGGAGTCATCAGCAAATTGGCCGTAAGTCGAGTAATTACCAACGACACCTACGCCGCCATAGTACCCATAGAAGCGCCACATTGCCCTAGGAGAGCGGAAAAAAACTTTAGTGACGTTGATACGCTTATTATTAACTTTGCCGCCGTAATCGACAGCATTGCCTGCCTCGTCGGTGCCGCTATCTGAAGCATCCATGATAATTTGGCGAATATCATAGTCTTGTACGTCCTGTGTAGGTTTAAAGGAGGCCGAATAATGTCGAACATCCCCTCCCATGCCCCCATAGGCGGTAACGCCATCTGCTACAGTACGAGCGCTTTGAAACTTGAATTTTGGATATTTGAGGGCTACGTGGGTGCCGCTCAAACTAGATGAAAGCGGACTAGCGGTGAGATCCCCTAAATGATTGAAAGTGCCCGTTGTGCTTCCCAACATGCTGCCTAGAGTATTTTTGCCTTGATGGAGATTAAGGATATAAGAGTATTCTAAGACAGCTTCTTCATAAGCAGCATAAACGTTAGAGGGCGTTAACTCAATGTCAACTACATCTCCTCCTAGTTTCTTATATACAAAAGCAACTTGAGCCACAGCACCGGTAATGAATTCGGCTGACGAGGTGTAGGCTCCAAAGGGCAACGAGCCGGTTACTTTGGTGGCACTTCCCGTTGAAGTAAGCACAATTGCGCTAGTGGTTGAAATAGGATCAAGGGCTGTTGGCATAAAAGGGGTCCTCTGCTAAACTAATTAGTTGTTCATAAGCAAAGGCGCCTGCAACTATTCATAAAACGAAAATCTCAAAAATTTACCGGGGGAAAAATTTGGTAAATCGACATTTTGGTTTTTGATCTCCCAAAACAAAACCCCTGCCACACGAAGGCGACAGGGGAATTGTTTTATAGAGGACTAATCTATTGACCTGATTCGCCCAAGAGTCCACGCACGATGACAAGACCGTACATATCCGGACGGACCATCTTCTTGGCGTAACGAGTCATCACGCCCTTACGGGGCACGAAGTCTTCGGGGCCAAAGATGGTGGGTGTGGTCTGCAGTGGCACATACGGTGCGTACACAAATCCACTTTCAAGGAAAGAAGATCCGCGACGTCCGACGAGAACCACGTTCCGCAGGAAGTATGGGTCAACAATGACGTCAAACTTCTTGGAAAGTGATCCCACCTTGACAGCACCAATGGAGCCCTTCTCATCATCATTAGTGACAGAAGCACGGAATCCAGCCGTGAACTCAAGGAGATTGGCAAGTTCGGGTCCAACGACCACGAAGTTTGCACCACCCCGCAGAGTCTTGCGGTGAATCTGTGCGGACACATCATTAATGGTTTCGATCAGAGTCTCATACCATTCGCTCACAGTACCGGTGAAATCGGGAGCCTTAGTAGACGCACCAACCTCAACACCAGTCTCACGGTTTAAGAACATACCGGGAGAACGCGACCAGTAGTAAGTACTAGCGGTTGCACCATTGACGAGATCCGCAAGAATCTCACGGTCAATCTCAAGAGCGACTTGCTCCGAGAGAATGCTCGTAAGCTCAACCTCAGCATCCAGGTTGTGGTAGGCGTTAAGATCTTGTCCTAACTCCGGAGTCCACTTAGCCTTCAGCTTCTTGGTTACTGCGGTAATCGCCACGGAATCGACCTTGATGTCGATTTCGGGGATGTTCTGCTGATTTTCCAGTCCCCAGACAGCTTGTCCAACAACTGAGCCCAGAGCACCACCGCTGACAAGATCATCAGTCTGTGCCCAGGAAACAGTGTTCCAACTAGCCGAAAGAGCGCCGACAACGAAGTCCGACAATTCCTTGGGAAGGTTGGGAGCCGCACCATCACTACCCGTACTCACGAAGACAAGCTTCACACGGGGCGTGCCAGAACCACTAACCAATTCCGTATGACGACGAATCAAACGCGCGGTTGCAACAGCAGCAGCAGCAGTACCGGTGGTAGCACCGGTCTTCAGAATACCATTTCCGAGAGAACAGGATACATTGAAGGATTGAGGTCCATCCAAGCTAACCTGATCGAGGCCCGACTGCAACACTGTGACAACTGCCACAGCCGTAGAGCCAGACACGAAATCGACATCCCACTCGACTGCCCTATTCAACACCGAGGCAGAACTTTCCATACTGCCAAAGGTACCATAAGGGCCGGCTTCCACCGATAAAGTGAGTTGATCCGCGGTGTCGGAACCTGTCGGAGACGAATAACCATTGTTAAGGTTATACGCACCACCAGCAAGGCCAACGCCATACTGGTCAAGGTCCACACCACCAGTGATCTGGGACCCTACCTTTCCACCACCGTAGAAAGAGCTAGACCAGTCGTAAGCCAAACGAGAATACTCGTTGTCAAGGCCATTACCGGTGTCGCGACTTACGGTGAAGTCCAGGAAGAAGATGAGACCCGAGGGGAGACTCATCGGCTGAACACTAACAAGATCGTTAGCGATCAGTCCCGCAAAAACACGACGGACAATGGGGAATGCGACGGCCGCAAAGCCCTCGACATCACCACCAGCCATTGTGGAAGTTTCGCGGAGAAGCTCCTTTGCCTGGTTTTCAAGCAAACGAGCCATAGAGTGGCGTTGACGCTCAGTGCTAATGCCTTCCAGCAAACCTGTGCGCTCCCACTTCTGTAGTAATGCATGCCCTTCAGCACGCAAATCACGATTGATAACTCCTTCGGTCAATCGTTCAATAATACCAGCCATTTTAAAATACCTCCTATGTTAATGTATTTGTATCTTAATTGATACCTGCTAGTTTTTTCATCCTATCCGCCATGGGATCGGATGGTACGCTCTCTTGACGAGAGGCACGTATAACAGAAGTGCCACGACGACCGAGTGCTTCGCTTAGTGATTGCGGACCAGACTTTACAGTCGATCCCACTGTGCTTTCAAGCGTGCGGTATATTGTTTTAGCTTCTGTTACTGAACCAGCTTTTGAAATAGCGCCGGCAATTTTTGTTTTTTGCCGCTCATTTAGGGAGGTATTTCTCAAAACACGGTTCGTGTAAAGCAAGCGAGCATTGGAAAGATTTACTTCATGTAAACCTTCCTTCAACTCTTGAAGTGCTTGCTTGTATTGTGTAAGGGACTCTTTAAGTTGTTTATTTTCGAAAACAACTTCTTCTTGAGCCTTCTTCAAATCTTTCATTTCTTCTTCAACATCAGTGCTGCGGCGGTGGGCAAATTCTTTTTCCATTTCCCAGCGCATCTTCTCGGATGAGCTTCCAGCCCAACCAGTCAAATCAGCACCCATGTCAACTGTAAGTGTTTCGACGATGGAGTCAATTAACTCATCGGAGATATCCATAGTCTCTTCGAGGCCGGCCTTTGCCTCCGCATCGCTGTCAGCTTCGGTGTCTGCGGCAGACCCTGCGAGGGCCGCGGCACTATCATCATCGTCTTCTTCCTCTTCACCAGCTTCTTCGCCGGCAAAAGAGCCTGCATCGGTAGCGGTTTCCCCTAACAACGCATACAAATCTGCTTCGTTAAGGTCAATTTCCTGCTCGCCTTGAAGCTGCAGCACGGCCTCCTGGAGAGCATCAAGATTAATCTCGACTTCTACGCTCTCGCCGGCGCGCGGCAAGTCGCTCAGGTTTTCGCCTTCGTTCTCGGAGAGGTTGTCGGTTGCGGCAAGAGGAATATCTTCGGCCACTTCTTCGGCTTCCTCAGCGCCACTGGCGCCAGGATCCATTCCTCCCCCTAAGTCCATACCAGGATCAGCCGGCGGGGCTGCCATGGGATCTCCTTCTGCAGGCGGAGGGGGTACTCCCAGGTCGCCGCCCAAATCATCGAGGGCCCCTTCTTCTTGTTCTAACAGGTGATTCAGGGTGGTTCGCACTTCTTCTGAATATCTATCAATTACGACAGATTCAGCATTTTTAAGTGCAGCTTCCCGTAAGGCTTTTGCGTCGACGATGGCGTCTCTTAGCAAACTAGACATTAATATACTCCTAAAATGACACTAATTCAAAATAAATAGTATTCTTTAAATGAAAACGACCATTATTATGAGCCTCGGCTGCTTATAACCCACCAATTTTCACCATCTGATTGGACAGAGCGAGTGGCTGTGTTCGTTTTTATTTTGATCTCGTCAGATAAATCTATTAAACCAGCGGTGCTTTTAATGGTTAAAGTGTGAGGTTTTTTCAAGTGAGTGGCTTTTAAATTTAAAACGCGCCCACTATTGAGGGCCGGATCAGGTAAAGTAATACAGATATGATTATCTGAAAGATCGGCTAAGATAGTATAATCATCATCATTAATTTCATAGTTCTCGTCGGCAATGGTGGTGATGTTTTGGTAGTTCGCTGAGCTACAAACAAGCGGGCCGCTTAAATCTACTCTTTCGCTAGCCTTTAAAGTCAAAGTGGAAAGCTGTCCGTAAATATTAAGAATATTTTGAGACCCATCAAAAGTTAAATTTTTACTAGAGCCAAAAGTACTTCCTTTTTTAAATTGTAAAGCGTTTTGTTCTCCGGCGGGGTGATGGATTTTAGAATTAATGTAGTCTTTATAAAAAGCCTGGAGGGTAGATTTACGAATAAGGTTGTGAGAGTTGTCATACACTAAAATACTGTCTGCGTCTGCTAATGTTTGCCCGTTCATCTTAATAGAGCCTACAGTATGGAAGCTTAAGGTCAGTTGATTGTCTTCGATAGCAAGGCCGCTGCCTTTACGAAGGTCTAAAGTCTTCGCCGGCACAGTTCCTCGCAAATTATCAGCGGGAATATCTGTTAAGTTCTCTGCCGATCCATACAAGTTCTTAAACCGCAAATTTAAACCGCTTAATGTGGTGCCATCCCATGCCAGATTCGTGGCTGCTGTGATGGTATCGTCCCCATTGGAAATTAAAATACCACTTGCGCGGTTGTTGACAATAGTATGGACGGCTGTAGGTTTAATCTCTCTCCCATCTGCGAGCTTAAAAGCTTTCGCTGTGATGGCGGAGTTAAAAGTCTTCTTTCCATCGATCTTTTGGTCTGAACGATCATCTACTACTGTATCGAGTTTGTCGATTTTATTGAGCTTTTCTTTGTCTTCTTCTGCTAGCTCAATAACAGCAGGCTCAAGCACAGGTTGAACAACATTATAAGCCATATATTAAATTACCTATATTATGGATTGCAAGAATCTAGTTTGCCTGTCATAATTAGACTCAATAAACTATAAATGCTTCGATTATATAAAAAAGGGGTCCCCCCCACAAGGAGGGGCGCTTAGGAAACATTATCTTAGTAAGAAGATAAATCTTAAATTAGACAATAGACCATGAACCGGAAACAATATATACTAAACTAACAGCGGCATATGCATCGTTCAAGACGATTTGATCGAGGCCATCAATTAGATGTGTTCCTGAAACCTGAATCAAAACGCGGTTGTCGGGCGCACAGTTACTCGGGCCCTTGACGACAATACGATCACCGACGCTGGGAGCCGCGGTTTCGGGCAGACTAACTATCAATTCCTCAGCCGCAGGGTTAATTGTGCCGGTAAAGTAATTAATACCCGCGGTCAACTTATCTCCATCAACAATTGCAGTTGAAGTCATAGAGTCGCCTCCAGCCGTGGCCGCAAGAACACCATTAGTAGCAGTAATATTACTACCCGCTAGCTTTACAGCTAAATCAGCCACGGTGGATTTCTTTTGAATGCTATTGGCATTGTCATATATTCCCAGAACATCAAGCCCATCAAGGCTAGAACCAGTAATTGTCTGGCTCAAAGTGTCAACATCCAGTTCAACAGCGGCCGCGCCGGCTTTGGCAAGACCCTCAGCAAATGCACCTCCGTCCAGATGACTAGCTTCTACTGAACCAGTTGCATAAGCATTGTTCTCAACAGAGCCAGTACCCATTGCGGCCATTGTAATGGCCCCTTGCTTGATGTGGTTTTGGGTTATCGAGCCCGTTGCATAAGCATTGTTCTCAAGAGAACCAGTGGCCATTGCGGCCATTGTAATGGCCCCTTGTTTAATGTGATTTTGGGTTATCGAGCCCGTTGCATAAGCATTGTTCTCAAGAGAACCAGTTGCCATCGCAGCCATTGTAACAGCCGCTTGTTTGATTGCATTTGCCACCACAGAGCCAGTTCCAAGGTTGCGTTGAATGATCTGTTGATCGCCGATCTTGACGGATGTTACAGAACCACTTAGAATTTTGGCAGTACGAACACCATCATCTTTCAATCGAACTGTGTCAGAGTCAATCTCGATACCGGTATCATCAACGTTGACTGCCAGCACAGCATTGCTGCGGGTTAAACCATCTCCTGCCAAAACTTCCGCAAGATTTGATGGCGACATACCATCGGCTTTACCGTCTAAAGAAGAAAGAAACAAGATTGCATCATTTGCTTGTGAATCAAACGTCGCTGAACCTGTAATATTTTTGAGTTGTAGTCCTGTACCACGTAATTCACCCGAAGCTGAAACGTGTGATACCGCACCACTAATATCTAAACTAGCGCTAATGCTGCCAACCGTTGCGAGCGATCCACTTAAAACGGATGCCCCTAGTTGAAATTTATAAGCCATATTTAAATACCCTCCTATAGTTGTATTAGTTTTTGGCGACTGAAATAGTCATACACTACTGCAGCCAAGCTCACTTGTGACGGTGGGCCTTACTATTAAGTAGTGATCCGGAGCACTTAAATTTGATCAATTATGCGGTTGATCGGTCCCCACATACAAATAAGGACGCTTTGCATATCATTGTATATAACTTTTCGGTTTTGTGCTTATCAATAAAGTAGCCACGATCCTGAAGAAGCGTAAACTAATGATACCGCACTGTAAGGAGCGTTCAGGATAATCGAATCTATCCCATCGATGGTGTGGCTCCCAGATGTAGTAATCGTTATAATGCGTATTTCACTACAATTACTTGGAGCTTTTAAGTGCACTAAATCTCCCACAGTGGGTGCACTTGCTTCGGGCAATGAAACCGTCATGGTGGCTACGGCGGATCCTAGGGCGCCCGTGAAATAATTGAAGCCCGCTGTGAGGCTTGTGCCGTTAACAGCAGCTGTCGCCGTCGTGCGATCTCCAGAACCAGTCGTAATTCCTGTAAGGCGACTGCCGTCTCCCTCGAAGAAATTAGCTTTAACTCCAATGCTAGCGGTGAGATCGCCGCTAATATTAAGAACGTCACCATCAAACGTAAGATTAGTCTCGCAGGTGATGGTGTTAGCGTCTCCGCCTACATTTGTAATAAGCGAATTGTTGGTGGCGTTGGATACGCGCGGAATATTAATAATAGAGCCGCCATCGGACGTGCTTAAATTACCAGAAAGGATGTTCCCGAGTATTAAATCACCGGGCAGATATTCTTGGGCGGCTATTACGGTGCCAGATAAAGTATTGTATGCCATACAGCACGTAGTCCCCTCTTAGAATATAAACCATCCGGTGTTGCCATTACTATATAAATGAATCGCCGGCATTGAACCAGTTAATAAATAGTAACCAGCATTATCAATTGTATCAGCCCCCGATGCAGAAATGTGAATGGCTGATGAAGTGGATCTGCTTCCGGGATATTCATCTTTAACAATAATAACGCCACCGCGTGCTATAGTTGCTGCGCTGGGAAGTCTGAAATTGGTTTCTAGATCTCCGACATTAATCCCCACAATATAATCTCCGGCAGCGCCAGTCACTTTGTCAACCAACACGTTCCGATAATTTCCTTGGAATGCGCCTGAAAGTGTAAGGCCGCCGGATCCTGTAATATAAACTCTTGTTTCAGCTACCGAGGCGCTTAAGACATATCCGGCGCCGCCGGCTTTCCACACAGACAGGCTTCCGGTGCGAATATGAGTGTCGTCGTTACTGTTACCAAATTTAGTTGAACCAGTTGCGTCAATAACCGTCACATTTTCAATGTGCATGTGACTAGCACTGATGGTACCCGTTACGGAAAAGGTACCTGTTAACTGTAAAAGGTTGTGGGCCGAAAGAAAGGTGAAATTAGCCGTTCCAGAAGAGAAGGTATCTCCTGCGCCTGTCATATATTGGACAGACCCGGAAGGACCGTTGGCGTTGCCGCTCACGGAGCCCGTGTCAGAACAGTTTATATATGCCCATCCAAAATTAGCCATTATGATATCCTATAAATGGTAACTGCTTCGGTGTCGACGTTGGTGAGTCTTACTCTAAATGTAGCTGAACTAGCATCATTAAGCTCCATGGAGCCTACAAGTGTTACAGCCCCATCGCCCGCCGTCAAAGTTAATTTGTTGCCACTACCCCCAGCAGCTAGATTTATGACGGTAAAGTCCCAAGCTTGATCGACCGTAGGAAGGGTAATACCAGCAACAATTTGAGCAGCCGTGGGGGTCGCTTTCGATCTGTCGGTGGTGGGGGTAATTTTGGCAAGTCGGCCGAGCATCTGTGCAATTGTAAGGGCATCCGCATTATCAGCAAGAGTGGCCTCCGTTGCTTGATTTACAAAAAAGTTCCCGACAACATTTACAGAACCAGTTGCATCCGTTCCTAGAATGGTGCTTCCGGTTACGCACAGACCCCCGTTAATATCGAGAGTGTGTGCCGGATTATTAAGATTGAATCCCCAGAGAGACCCAGTTCCTACAAAGCCATAATCAGAAGAAGCAGTAATATCAACTCCGGATTTGTTTGTAATCCGGAAGCGTCGGTAGTCAGCTTCCTGGCAATCGACGCCCAATGCCCATGTGCGCGAGAGGTCGGCGGAGCCACCTCCAATGTCCGCGGGGGGTGCCATTTTAAATGCAATATTGGTTTCAGATTTGGGCTGGCGCTCTCCTGAGCCATCCAAGCCTTGTCCGGCTCGATATATAATATTAGTGTTATCATTGCGAGTAAGCAGTGAAATAGTATAAGGGCCGTGGCTCTCAACATGCACTACGCCGCGCGCACTGTTGTCGCCCGATCCGGATACCCACAATGAAGCTTGGTTCTGACCGTGCACGCCCTCACCAGATGCGCCTGAGATGGCCACGAGCGGGCTTCTATCGGCATTGTCGGCATTGCGCTTAAACAAGGCACCCATCGATGCAGTGATATATGGCATTTCGATATTGCTAACAAGTCCAGAGCCCGTGAGTGTACCAATCACACTCACAGAACTAGTGGCGTTGGCGCCAAGGATTGTGCTTCCGGTTACACACAGACCACCATTGATATCGAGAGTGTGTGCTGGATTATTAAGGTTGAATCCCCAAAAGGTTTCTCCATATCGACCGCCTGCTTCAACGGAGCCCGTGGCGCAAAAGCCAAGGTCGCTGGAGGCGGTTATCCCTAGGGACTGTCCGTTGATGATTCTAAAACGACGGTAGTCGGCTGTTCCGCAATCGACACCCCATGACCATGTTCTTGTGCCATCACTTGAGAGATCAGCCGGGGGGAGAAATTTACCATTTAAGTTTAATTCTGTGGAGGGGACTCTATTGCCGCCGGCATCCAAGCCTTGGCCTGCTCGCATCATGAAAGCGCAATGATTATTGGCGCTCTCAATTGAGAGAGGATAAAAGCCATCAGTGAGAATCTTAACAACAGGGTGCCCGCTGTCGTTGCCAGAGCCTGACACCCATAAAGCTGATTGAACGTTCGAGTTAAGTCCGTCAGTACCGGAGGCTCCAGAAATAGCCACCAGGGGGGCTCTATCAGCATTGTCGGCATTGCGCTTAATCAAGACACCCATAGAGGCAGTGATATATGGCATTTCGATATTGCTAACAAGTCCAGAACCTGTGACTGTAGCAACCCCCAAGTTGCCTTCATTGGTCATGCCATAATGGCGAGAGCCGTCGCTTATTTGGAGAGAGCTTCCGGTAATACCGGTGGAAGCACTAACATATCCGGCGATAGGATCGTGGGAGCCAGCGCCGGGAGTGACGCGGATGCCGCCTGTAACGTTGACGATACAGTTGGAGGCTGTACCAAAGTTTATCTGTGAAGATTGTAGGAGGAATTGGTTGTCCGCTGCCGCTGGAGAATTGGTGCCCGCGTAAGTGCCAGCAGTGTCAACATTACCACAATCGACGGTAATTTTACCATTACCCAAGATTCTGATGGCCGGTGTAGAAGATTCTCGGTCTGTGAACCCAAAGTCTATATAATCAACAGAGGTGGTGCAGGCCACATGGAAACTGGCATAAGAGCTAGTTTGCGCATTGTGGAAGAGGAACCCACGATCACCTAGGGTGTTGTCGGATCCGACTGATGGTCCCGGCAAATCGATGTGGGGAAGTTTGAGTTCCACTCGACCATCAGCGTTGCCTACGCGTACTGAAGGCTCTGACCATCCCCGAGCATAAAAGTTTACCCATTTTCCGAATTGATTTCGGGAACCTTTCCAGAATTGGAGCGCAGTGTGGGTTTCCAATGCTGAACTCAACTGAAGCGCTACGCGGGGGGCGGTCCCGTGGATGCATACCCCACTAGACGCCGTTAACCCTCCTGATACGTAAAGGGCAGATCCTGACTCGGCGACTACCGTACCCATAGGACCGCCAATAAAGACACTCGAAGCGGTAAGACCGTGTTCGAGTTTGAGGGTAGAGCCTGTAATGTTTGAGGAGGCACTAATGGTGGAAGGACTTGAGGCGCCCACAGCTAAACTTGTGCCGTCAAATGTGAGGTTTGCGCTTTCGGCGAGATCGTTAGAGGCGTTTTCATAAAGAACGCGATTGGCAGTGCCACTATCAACGTCGTTGCCTACCTTAATAGAGTTGGCGGCGCCGCTCGATCCGGTAACGTTTTGGAGGAATGAGCCATCTCCAAAGAAAAATGCGCCGGAGAGCGCTGCCGATGCAGATATATTGCCTTCAACAGTAAAATCTCCAACTAAATTATTTCTTCCGGGGGAAAATCCCTCGCCTGAACCAAAGCCCATTTTTAAGTATCTCCTTAGTTTATTAGACTAGATGGTCAGTTAATCCTGAGCCGGTAAGATCGTACATGCTCATTCGGTCGATTCCTGTAAGTTCTGCTATTACCCTGTACTCTGCATTGCCGCCATTAGCTGGAGCACTCACAAATATACGATTACATTTTGCATTAAAGGTATACGAATCCTCATCACTATCCAATTCAACATAGTGCACCCCACTAATTACAGGGCCCGAGCCTGTAGAATTAAAATGTACTCGAATAGTATAGCTAGAGTGATTAACTACAGTAACATTTTTGGTTACATAGGGAAAGTCATATTGGATCTCCTGCAAAGGGGCATGAGTGGTGGACCCACTAATGTAAGGCTGCCCTGCAACTTGATATGATCCAACGTTTGCTAGCCCTGGAGGGGCCCATCCAATGTGCGATGACATTATAAAACTCCTAATTTATATATAGATATGTAGTAAATAGTTATCATATTTTTCTATTGCGCCTTCTTTCTTGGGCGCGCTTTCTTTTTTTTTCATCTCGCAGCCTTTGTCGCTCTGCGCGGATGCGTTTTTCCTTTTTTGCCACCGAAGGTTTTTTGTAATGTCGACGCTCTTTAGCTTCGTCTAAAATGCGGTCTTTTTTAACCTTTTTGGTAAAACGACGGATCATTCTATCCACACTTCCGCGGCATTCTTTTAGTGTAACTTTAACATGTGCGCCTTTAGACATAATTCTTACTTCAGTGCCTGCCAAATCGCTGTTGATTTATTCATAATCGCATCAATGTCGACACCAGCGTCCCGCGGGTTGCCAAGATCGGGATGTCCTTGCGCCGGCTCGTGATTGTTCATAGGATCCGTTCCTTCAAAAAGATCAACCCCATTATAAGCCTCATTCCCGATAGAGTCCATTAAACTTTGGCGGTATTCATTAATTTTCTGAGTGCTCTCGGTGTTTTTTCGCTGTGAGGGGGCTCGCTCTTGGCGCGGACGCGTCTTCGATTCTACAATTACATTCTGTCGTAGGCCTTTTGCAACCTCCGATACAACATTAGATAGAAGCCCTTCTTCTAAAAGGACTTCGTGGATGCATTCCTTAACTAATGGTTTAATTACTCGTTTTAAATCTGATTTCTTCATTTTATTCCTGATAGTTCTTTCCACCGCGCCTTAAGAGAATCCCACGGCTCGTCTTGTTTGACTTCGGTAATAATTTGCTTCTTCTTGCATTTTGTGCAGCCTTGGGGTCTTTTGCTTTCGCTCACGCCTCCAGGTTGCACTAAGCCGTAAGTTGCGTATACTTGATACAATGCTTTTTGTTGTTCCGGAGGCAATTTAACTGGAATAAGCTTCTTAAGGGCTTTTGTGAATGTTGCTTGGCTCACTTTGGCTTGAGATTTCACAAATTGGTGCAAAAGAACTTTGGTCAATTTCAACAATGCGGCGCCTTTGCCTTTAAATTTAACACCCCTAAGAGCCCTTTTGCCATCTCGAACAACAGAACCGTCTACACTAAAATATGCTTCGGGCGGATATTTACTACCCCCTTTAAGGGCTTTCAAAAAGTCATCATAAGTGGCACTATCGGTATCAGGATGAGATTTCATCTGACCGAAAGCCTGTTGGATTCCACTCTTTCCTTGGACGCCCTTGGTTTTGGAGGGATCTCCGATCACTCCTGCGTCTTGAGCTTTCTTCATTAAAGCTACATCTCGTTTCCGATTCGGAGAACCGGTGCGAGTGCCTGTGGTATAAATATCGGACTCGTCGCTATCTAAATTAACAAGGCCAGCACGGGTTTTATTCGGTAAAGGAATTTTAATACAATCTTGTTTCTGCTCGCTCCATTCAAACCCATCCTTGCAAACGCAATTGCCTTCGGGATTGAGATATCGTGGCTCCTCACATTCAACTGGGCCGGGCTCCTCTGAAATACAAGCTTGTTGTTCTTCGTCCCATACTTGTCCTTCTTCAGGACACACACATTCTCCTTGCTTATTGAGTATGCGCGGTGGGAGACACTCGGGCTCTTCTTCTCCGGGAACACACTTACAAGTCGAGGGAGACTGTGTTTGATTCTCCGGATCTCGACATTTAACCGGCTTACAAATACACTGTTTAGATGCCTCATCCCATTGCATTAATGCATCGACAAGTCCATCGTCCTCGACTTCGCGTAATCCCATACGACGTGAAGCCCCACGTTGAGACGGGCGCGTATAGCGAGTTGCATCTTCGGGAGTGCCGCCTTCACCACCGCCTTCGCCGCCGCCTTCGCCGCCGCCTCCACCACCGCCTTCGCCGCCTTTGGAAGACGGAAGAGTACCATCCGGATTAGGACATACACAGTCTCCCTGCTTATTCAGTTGGCGAGGGGATTCACATTCGGGCTTCACTGGATCATCGGTGATGCCTCCTTCAAATGGTACTAACTCCTTGCCGAGATCGTTTAACATCTGTGCGCGGGAGGACTTCTTTCCTTTCTGTCGAATAAGTGCGACGGCTGCTCCGGACAAAACGAGGCCAATGCCCAACGTAGCAGCCAATTGAGAGGCTGCGAGCATCTGGCCAGTGGCTGCGGTGATGGCGCCTTTGCCCATCTTGCCGGGAATACCTTTGGTAACTTTTTGTGTTAATTCCGCTAGCGCTTTAGAGCCTTCATCAAGCCATAATTCACGGTTGGAGGCGGGAAACATTTCGCCAATCGTTGAGGCACCACCTTGAAGAGCCTGGGAATATGCTGCCTTGTCAACACCCAATTGAAACAATTGAGTCGGATTAGTGGGGTCAATACCCAACTTCTTCATTACGCCAAAAAGCTGTTGGGGGGCAACGTTGGGAGCAAATGTGCCGGGGTTGCCGGTGGCGATGCGTCCAAACATTTGAGTAAAACCTTCTCCCGGTTGGGGCCCAATTATTTTCTGGATTTTTTTGAAGCCCGAGGCAATGGTGCGCCCGAGCTTGGGATCGGGCCCATATTGGAAAGTCTTGAAAATTTGGATTGCCCATGGGGTTTGAAGCAGAATGGCGCCGAGAACACCTGCCAAGCCGCCCAATGAAAGAATAAGAGGCATAAGAATGCTTTCCAAGCCTTTCATGGTTTCGGATCCGACTGCCTCGCCCGACCGGCCGGCCTTTGTATAGGTTCCCTTGCCGTGGGTCGTGGATTCGGGGGCGTAGCCGGCTTTGCCAGATTTCGGCTGCCCCACCTGACCACTGCGGCGCGTGGGGGTCGGGGGCCCTGGTTGGGGTGCGACTGGTGCTTCTGCTAACAGTTGTTCTGTAGCTAATAGATCGGCTTCGAGGCCTTCGATGCCTTCTTTAAAGTGTTTGTAGGCGTCAGCCAATTTATAATCCATGATGTATTTGACATACTCACGGAGGCCTGCTACCAAATGATTGGCAGAATCTGGATCAATTCCCTCTTTTCCGTCGCTAGCTTTAAACTTTTCAACTGCTACATCAAGACCGTCATAGATTGCGCCTATGCTCATGAGAGCTTCTAAGAATTGGCCCTTGTCTTCCATGTTTGGAAACTCGGGAAATTCTTTGGCAAGCGTTTTGCGGAACTTGTTTCCTTCAATGCCTGCGGCTTTTTCCATCGCAGCTTCTAATTTGTCGACAGCCATCACATGGCGCATCTTGCGGTCGCCAAACATTTCGCCGCCTTTTTCCAGAGAGCCGCCAATCTTGGCCGTATAGTACTTAAGCTTTGACCAAATACCTTCTTCTAGGATCTGCTCTTCGGTAAAGCCAGCTTCCAATAAAACTTCTTTATAGCATTCTTCAACAAGAAGTTCCCATCCAGTGGGCTTTCTATCTTCAGTGGCGAGATAGTCGCGCCAAGCATCCGTATAGGCTTGCTGTCCCTGAAAGCTGGACCACTTATATGTCTTCATTCTCTAAAACCTCGTTTAACAGTCGATTGATACGATCTGCTTTAGTGAACACGTTAGGGGTGCCCAGATCCTTTGCTTCTTTCATCATATATGCGCCGGGGGTGGAAGGCTCCGATACAAAATCAAAACAGATAAGCTGGAAGTCATCTTCTACGATGGTCTGTCCTTGCGCTTCGCTAACGGATCCCATGCCACGAGAGGAAATGCCAAGCTGTGCGCCGCTGTTGACAAGACCGCGAAGGATATTGCCGGATGGCGTATCAAGCACTTTGACTTTGCCCATCACGGCTTTGTTATCCATCCACACATCTGTTACCATGTGCGAAGCGTTCTTTAGGTTAATGATAGAGTCGTCTGGATGGTCTAATTCGCCCAAAGCCCTGCGTTCTTTAACTATCTTTTGGTAATTATTGACCTCGCGCATCAATACACGATAGGGATAAATGCGGCCGTTACCATTTTGGATGTCCGCTTCCTGTAATTTGCCGGAGAGCATCATGCCACCATTAGAAACAAAACGCTTCTCTTCTTCTGTGAGAAGATCTTGGCAAACACCACCCTCGCAGAGTGCATAGTACTCTCTTAATAGGACCTTGGCCATAGCTAAGACCCCTTACAGCAGTTTCTTACTGGCTGCAGCATCCATTTACGTGTCCATATATTTATGTTCATGTTTTAAACCTTCATCTCCGATTAGCATATTGAGAACATATGATGTTCCAGATGATAAGCATCCTAAAATTAAATAATTTGCAGGCGTTACATCAAAATTAAATAGTTCTGTGTAGGGAGAAAGTAACATTAAAATCCACCCTACATGGAAACCCATGCACATGGGGCACGAAAACATTTGACCAAGCCACCCCTTAGTTGGCCTTAATCCATCTAAAACTTTTCCGTATACTAGAATTTGTGTGAGCCCGTAGGCGGCTAATATAAATGTTAATAGTTCTATCATTGTTGTCCTGGAAGGTTGGCCATCTTGGCCTGCGTTTGCACGTACAGGCCGAATTGTTTTCTTAACATTTTTGATGCTAAAGTCAGTGAATTCCCGTCTAAATCCTGTCCTGCGCTAGCGAGGGTTTCAAGGCGACTTTTAATCTTCTCAACAACTGCATTATAAACATCATCATTAAGCATATCGTCTAAGTTGTCAGGTAAATCAAGGGCTTGCAAAAAGTCTACCTGCGCAGATTCGGTGTCGGGCATCTGTAAAAGCTTCTCTATCATTTTGGACCCGATATCGCTTAGTTTGCCTTTATAGTCAGGCAATTTATCCACAACTGCTTCTTTAACGTCATCATCAAGAGCGTTCCAAAACCCTCCAACGCCAGACTTACGAAATCTTGCTATTATTCCAGCAGTAGAAGCTTTGACCCCTAGTTTCGTGAGGATCCCGGCCAATAATGGTGCAAGATAAATACTCGCCGCGAGAAGACTGACGCCTACAAATATAGAAGCGAGTAACTTTTTCCGGGTCGCCTCGTCTGTTGCTTGTTTCAATTGGGTTTCTGCGGCAGTAGCTAAGTCTAAAACGGATTGAGCGGTTCTAGCCTCCGACACTGGCAACATCGCAGCGTCGTGATCCAAATAATTATCCCATCGCTCCATTATCAATTTCATTTCAG